GGTATGAATATACCAGCCAACTTACAAGGTAACGCACCTAACTCAACTAAAAATGCTTTTTCAATTAATATGGCAGCTAATGATAAAACGTCTAGCGTACCGGATATATCATCGTAAAAAAGAAATTAAACAAGTAAATATATAAATAACAACAAGATAACAAATAACAATTAAACAATGGCAACAACTTATGCAGTAATAAACTTAGACGATACAAATGCTATTTTGTTCAGTCAAGTAAATCAGTCTTCAGCTCAAACAATGAGAAGAAACTTAGCAAACACTCAAGGGTTATTGTCTTACCAAGTTGAGCCTAGTTTTATTACTAATGGTTCATTAACTCCGGTAAGTACAATGAATCATGAAGAAGCTTTAGCTTTAATGGCAACGGCAGCTTGGACAGATCCAAATGCAGGACCTGGAGAGTAAAAACAAATACAATTAAATTAAATTAAATGAAAATCAAAGAAGAACAATTAGAACAGATTAACAAACATCAAGAGCAGGTTAATGGTATACTACATCAATTAGGTTATTTAGAAAGTCAGAAGCATGGCTTACTACATGAACTAGCCGGTGTCAATCAAGATATAGAGAAGTTTAAAAACTCTCTTGAGGAAGAGTATGGTCCTATTAATATTAATGTTGAAGACGGCACTTACACTAAAATTGAAGAAAAAGAAGAAGAAGTTTTAGAAGATGCCTAATGTAATTAGAAAGATCAGTATTGGATCTGATTATAAAAATGATGCCATGCATTATTCCTTAGGTCAAGAAGTTTACGGTGGCCATACTATATGCGATATAATTAACGATGAAAAGGAAGGTGAGTATTCTATATACATAGAAAAAAACAATGAAGTTTTACCTTGGAAAAGATTTAATCGTAATATGGCTATAGCTGTAGAGTTTGATTTAAAGTACTAATGAAAAGTTTATACAACTTTATTATTAAACCTTACAATGAAAGGTATGATAATATTAGGCAAGTAGATGATAAAGAACTTGTTATCAACACTGGTATTGAAGATCACAAATTTATAAGTAAAAAAGCAGTTGTTGTTTCTACTCCAGCTGCTTTTGATACAGACGTAAGATGTGGAGATACAGTATATGTTCATCATAACATTTTTAGAAGATGGTATGATCAAAAAGGTAAAGAAAGAAACTCAGCCACCTTTTTTAAAGACGAACTATACTTTTGCAGTTTAGAGCAAATCTATATGTATAATTTAAAAACACATTTAGATTATTGCTTTGTAAAACCTATAAAGGAAATAAACACTCTATACAACAGAAAAGAAAAAGAGCACTTTGGTATACTAAAGTATTCTAATAAGTCCTTAGAACGCGTAGGATTAAAACCTGGAGACTTAGTAGTGTTTACGCCTTATTCAGAATTTGAGTTTATTGTCGAAGGCGAACGCCTTTATTGTATGAAATCTAATGATATAGCCGTAACACATGAATACGAAGGAAACGAAGAAGAAAATAATCCAAGCTGGGCAGAAAGCAATTGAAGAGCTAATTAAAGTAGCAAAAGAAAAAATTGTAGACTCAGACGATGATGTTTCAGCTGATAGACTTAAAAATGCTGCAGCTACCAAGAAACTAGCTATAATGGATGCTTTTGAGATCTTGTCTAAAATTAACGAAGAAGAAGATATACTTAACGAAAAGCCTAAAGATAAAAAAGAAGAAAGATCTTTTAGAGGTTTTGCTGAAGGGAGGAGCAAGTGAGTTACGAGCAAACACTTTGGAAAGAATTAAAAGATGTAGTTAATCCTAAATTATTATCTAAACAAAATAGATTAAAAAAATGGGAGTACGGCTATAATTCTGATTATGACTTTATAGTAATTAGTAAAACTGGACAAATTGGACAGATCATTGAAATTCAAAACCTACGCATTGCTTTACCAAAAGCAAATGAACCATTTAAACGAAGCGAGAACAAAGCGGAGCAGTACTGGGAGAAACAAGAATACCCAAAGCAATTAAGCAGGATAAAAAGTAGATTTGATTGGGATGATTACCCTTCAGATTTTAAAGAAGAATGGTTCGACTATATAGATAATGAATTTAGAAAAAGAGACGAAGGCTATTGGTTTTTTAATAACGGTATGCCTACTTACATTACTGGCACTCATTATATGTACTTACAATGGAGTAAGATTGACATCGGAGCGCCAGATTACAGAGAAGCAAATAGATTATTTTTTATATTCTGGGAAGCGTGCAAAGCAGATGCAAGATGCTACGGAATGTGCTACCTTAAAAACAGACGGTCTGGTTTCTCCTTTATGTCATCAGCCGAGCTTGTTAATCAAGCAACAATATCATCTGATGCTAGATTCGGTATACTTTCTAAATCTGGAGCAGATGCTAAGAAAATGTTCACTGATAAAGTTGTACCAATATCCGTTAACTATCCGTTTTTCTTTAAACCAATACAAGACGGTATGGATCGTCCAAAAACCGAACTGGCATATAGAGTCCCAGCTTCAAAGCTTACTAGACGTAAACTAGATGATAACGTTAAGTTAAAAGAATTACAAGGTCTTGATACAACTATAGACTGGAAAAATACGGGGGACAACTCTTACGATGGTGAGAAATTAAAGATACTAGCACACGATGAATCAGGGAAATGGGAAAGACCGGACAATATATTAAACAACTGGAGAGTTACAAAAACTACACTAAGATTAGGATCAAGAATCGTAGGCAAGTGTATGATGGGCTCAACTTCAAACGCATTAGATAAAGGTGGAAACAATTTTAAAAAACTCTACAACAATTCAGACGTTACGAAAAGAAATAGAAACGGACAAACTTCTAGCGGACTCTATTCTCTTTTCATCCCTATGGAATGGAACTACGAAGGATTCATGGATACTTTTGGATCACCTGTATTCACTACGCCAAAAAATAAAACAGTTGGAGCAGACAATCTACCAATTACAATCGGAGTAATAGAGCATTGGGAAAACGAAGTTGACGGTTTAAAATCCGATCAAGATGGTTTAAATGAATATTACAGACAGTTTCCAAGAACAGAGCAACATGCTTTTAGAGACGAAACTAAAAATAGTTTATTTAATCTAACTAGAATATACGAACAGATAGACTACAACGAAGAGATTAATAATACAACTACAAGAGGTAGTTTTATGTGGGAAGAAGGAACTAAGGACGGCAAGGTTAAATTTGTACCTAATAAAGACGGTAGGTTTAACGTATCTTGGGTTCCACCTAAAAATCTTCAAAATAGAGTGATTATAAAGAATGGTATTAAATATCCTGGTAATGAGCACGTGGGAGCATTTGGTCTTGATAGCTACGATATATCTGGCACTGTTGATGGTAAAGGTTCTAATGGAGCTCTTCATGGACTGACCAAGTTTTCAATGGAAGATGCACCGCCTAATCATTTCTTTTGTGAATATGTAGCTAGACCACAGACTGCTGAAATATTTTTTGAAGAAATACTAATGGCATTACACTTTTATGGTATGCCAATACTGGCTGAAAATAATAAACCTAGATTCTTATACTATTTAAGAAGAAGAGGTTATAGAGGTTTTAGTATGAATCGTCCTGACAAAGTATGGAACAAGCTATCACCTACAGAAAAAGAAATAGGTGGAATACCTAATTCAAGTGAAGACATTAAGCAAGCACACGCTGCTGCTATAGAGTCTTATATAGAAGATCACGTTGGAAGACTTGAAACTGGCATGGGTGATATGTACCATCAAAGCACATTAGAAGATTGGTCTAGATTTGATATAAACAATAGAACCAAGCACGATGCTTCTATTAGTTCTGGTTTAGCTATTATGGCTTGTAACAAGAATAGATACGTTCCTGTTGCTAAAAGAGAAAAAAAGTCAATGTACTTAGGCATTAAAAAATATGATAACAGTGGTTATACTTCAAAAATAAATAAATGATAAATACTAATTATAACAGTTCGTTTCCTGATCAAGTTGTACCAGACGCAGAGAAAGCTACATATGAATATGGTTTACAAGTTGGTAGAGCTATTGAAGGTGAATGGTTTAGAAACGATAGAGGAGCTTATGATAGGTTTAACACTAATTATAACAACTTTCATAGACTTAGGTTATATTCAAGAGGTGAACAATCTGTTCAAAAATATAAAGATGAATTATCTATAAATGGTGATTTATCATATTTAAATTTAGACTGGAAACCTGTACCAGTTATACCTAAGTTTGTAGATATAGTTGTTAACGGTATGTCACAAAGGAATTACGAGATTAAAGCTTTTGCTCAAGACCCTGAGTCTATAATGAAAAGAACAGCTTATGCTGAGGCTATACAAAGAGATATGATGCAGAAGCAATTAATTCAGCAGATACAACAAGTAACTGGATTAGACGTTTCTAAATCTCAAGGCGTAGGTATGGAGATGGAAAGTGAAGAGGATTTACAGCTTCACATGCAAATGGATTATAAAGAGTCTATTGAAGTAGCTGAAGAAGAGGTTATAAACAATGTGTTGTCAAGTAATAAATATGATTTAACTAGAAGAAGATTAAATCACGATTTATGTGTATTAGGTATTGCTGCAGTTAAAACTGACTTTGATAGATCAGAAGGTGTTACTGTTAAATATGTAGATCCAGCTAGTTTAGTTTACTCATATACAGAAGATCCTAATTTTGAGGATATGTATTACGTAGGTGAAGTTAAAGCTATTAGCTTACCTGAACTAAAGAAACAATTTCCTTACTTAACTTCTGAAGAGTTAGCTGAAATACAAAAGTATCCAGGTAATCAAAATTATACTAGAAACTGGAGCGGTAGATATGATGACAATACTGTTCAAGTATTATACTTTGAATATAAAACTTATACTAATCAAGTATTTAAAATTAAAGAAACTGCTAATGGCTTAGAAAAAGCATTAGAAAAAACAGATAATTTTAACCCACCTGAAAGCGAAAGTTTTAAAAAAGCATTTAGATCAATAGAAGTATTATATAGTGGAGCTAAAATATTAGGTCACGAAAAAATGCTAAGATGGGAAATGGCAGAGAATATGACTAGGCCAAACGCTGACACTGTTAAAGTTAACATGAACTATAACATCGTAGCTCCTAGATTATATAAAGGTCGCATAGAATCAATTGTAAGCAGAATAACTGGTTTTGCTGACATGATACAGCTAACACATTTAAAACTGCAACAGGTGATGTCTAGAATAGTACCTGATGGTGTTTATATGGATATAGATGGTTTAGCGGAAGTAGATCTTGGTAATGGAACTAATTACAACCCAGCTGAAGCATTAAATATGTATTTTCAAACTGGTTCTATTGTAGGTAGATCAATGACACAAGATGGTGGTATGAATCCTGGTAAAGTACCTATTCAAGAGTTAGCAACATCTAATGGTATGAGTAAAATACAGGCTCTTATTCAAACTTATGAGTATTACTTAAAAATGATAAGAGATGTGACCGGACTTAATGAGGCTAGAGATGGTACACTGCCCGACAAGCAGTCATTAGTAGGTTTACAAAAGCTTGCGGCTGCTAGTTCAAACGTAGCTACTAGACATATATTACAGTCTAGTTTATATTTAACACTTAGAACTTGTGAGAATATATCATTAAGAGTTGCAGATGCTTTAGCATTTCCATTTACTAGACAATCGTTAGCATCTAGTATATCAAGATACAACGTAGGTACATTAGACGAATTATCTAATTTAAACTTACATGACTTTGGTGTATTCTTAGAGTTAGAGCCAGATGAAGAAGAAAAGCAAGTATTAGAACAAAATATACAAATCGCTTTACAAGGTGGTCAAATAGATCTTGAGGATGCTATAGATGTTAGAGAAGTTAACAATTTAAAGTTAGCTAATCAAATGTTAAAGAAAAGAAGGAAAGACAAAGCGGCTAGAGATCAACAGGCTCAACAAGCTAATATACAGGCACAAGCACAAGCTAATGCTCAATTAGCAGAGCAAACAGCTATGGCTGAAGCTCAAAAGCAGCAAATACTAACCGAGCAAAAGATGCAGTTAGAAAAAGCTAAGTCTGACTTTGATGTTCAGAAAATGGAAAGAGAAGCACAAGTTAAGATGCAGTTAATGGAGCAGGAGTTTAATTATAACATGCAATTAGCCCAGATGCAAGGACAAGCTAAACAACAAGCTGAAGATAATAAAGAAGATCGTAAAGACGAAAGAACTAAAATACAAGCATCGCAACAATCAGAATTAATAGATCAAAGAAAAAATGATTTATTACCTAAAAACTTTGAATCCTCAGGTAATGATAACCTAGGTGGATTTGGACTAGAGCAATTTATGCCTAGATAATTATTAACTATTATATTATATTATGTCAGAAACAGTCAAGCAAGAAGGTGACTTTAAAATTAAAAAGAAACCAGGGAGACCTAAAAAATTAAATAAAAAAGATGAACCTATTAAAGTAGATTTATCTAAAAAAGAAGAAGATGCCGTTCAAGAGCAAACAACAGATGAAGTACCTGTTCGCGACGAATCCCCAATTAGCGAAGAAGTTCCTAAAGAAGACGTCAAAGAAACAATTGATGAACCTACCGAAAAGAAAGAAGAGGTAGTATCTCCAATACAAGAGATAACTGAAGAGGAGGTAGTAGAAGAAAAAGTAATTAAAGAAGAACCAGTAGCTGAAGTAAAGCAACCAGAAGTTAACTTACCAGAAAATGTAGAAAAGTTAGTTAAGTTCATGGAAGAAACTGGTGGAACTGTTGAAGACTATGTTAGATTAAATGCTGACTATTCAAATGTTGACAGTGATACTTTATTAAAAGAATTTTATAAACAGACAAAACCTCATTTAGATATGGAAGAGATTAACTTCTTATTAGAAGATAATTTTTCATACGATGAGGACATGGATGAAGAGCGAGATATAAGAAAAAAGAAACTCGCTTATAAAGAAGAAATTGCAAAAGCCAAAAGCTTTTTAGAGGAAACAAAGAGTAAATATTACGATGAGATCAAGTTGAGACCAGGCGTAACTCAAGACCAACA